TGGATGTCGAGCTGAATTGACAGGTCCGTTGCGAGGTCTGACACTTTGTAGCCGCCGTTCTGCTTCCCCGTGTCCACATTGGCGAGTGGCCCCTGTTTGGGGCCCCAGTGTGGCTTTGGGAGCGTACGGCCGGTGAGTGCAAAGTGGTACAGAGCGCTTCGGGCCCTTGTCGTGACAGGTCCAATGTTGACCCCGGTCCCTCCGAGTTGGAGTGGAATCCGGTGAGGACGTTGTAGAGAAGTGTTGAGGTGGTTTATGTTTTGCAAACAGATTTTCCTTTGCGCGGTTGTCAGCATTCCTTTTCGGTTGTAGACAGACGACAGTAATTCTAGGCGCTCTTGAGCATAGACCCTCCGACCGGTTTGGTCGTTGAGGAAGCCTGTGAGCTCGGAGAGCGTAGCCCCTAGATGGTCGTCCACCGTTCGATACCATGGTTTCCCTGGAGGTTTTACAACTTTCGCCGTGACCAATCTTTCGGAGAAGACTCCTTTCGTTCGCGAGATGAATGCTTTTGCCGGGTTTCCGACCAAACCAAGTTTGGTCGTTATCTCCTGACGGACAAGTATTTCGTCTGCAGAAAGGAGTCCGATGAAGTCGTCTCCGTTGATGTGGAAGTATTCGGTCCCGTTCTTTTCGGGAGTGGAAGCCATTGTGATGAACGCGTTTACAATCGTGAGGATTGCCCATGCTAGAGAGAGACCCATATGAGCACCACGCTTCGTAGTTCGAATGGTTTCGCCAGAACGGAGTTTCTTTACGCTCTTGGGGCTGCCCACATGGGACAAGGCAATCTTGTCCGCCCGTGTGAGCTGCCCCTCGAGGACTTTCGTAATACCCGTTACAACAGCGTCCACGATATCCCACCTGAGCCAATCGCTGGCAGCAGTCCAATCGTCTGAAAAGACGTAGTGCTGTCCTTTGCGGTGTTGGCCCAATTTTCGGGTGAGATGAATCGGGGACGTGTCGTTGAAGTGGCGACACCATGGATTTCGAAGCAAACGTTGCAACACAAGTGAGTTCACACCTCTTAAGGTGTGAGTCAGCGCCGCTGGGTGCACGCTGGCCACTCGAAGTTTTCCACCACAGCCTTCGTCTACGACGAGCGGTACTAGAGGGCGGGGGTCCGTCTTTTCCATGAGTGCATCTACCTGCTTTTTCAGCTGGTGTGTATCTTGAGGAAAGGATTGGGCCGCCCGTTTCTTGCAGTCCGCTATCGAGGTGAGGTTGTGGTATGGTGGAATTATCAGTGGCATCGTGCGCATTCCCGGAAGGGAAAGCGGCTTGCCCCACTTGAAAACTGGTTTGTCCGCTCGACGGAGCTCGCGTTCCCACTTCATGATTTGGCTGTTGTTGGCGATCCTTGATTCCCAGTATGGCCGCTTGTCTTCCGG